CTTCGCTAGTACGCATATGGGCATTGAATTAATGGCCTGGCAAAAGCATGTGCTTAACGGTCAGCTGTCGCATGACGGTAACGGCAACCTGCAGTTTCGTGAAGCTCTTGTGTCTACGGCACGTCAGCAAGGCAAGTCTGTTGCATTGCAGGCTTTGATTGGTTGGTGGATTACTGAGCTGGCGGCGCTTCGAGGCAAGCCCCAGGCTGTGCTTTCGGTTGCTAACAAACTTGACCGTGCCGAAGCAATCTTTGGGTTTATCGCCCCAATACTTGTAGACAAATTTGGCGGTAAAGCAGCTCACGCTTTGGGCCGTAAATCGGTCAAAATGCCTGACGGTTCCACTTGGGAAGTTAGAGCTGCAACCCCAAATTTGCACGGCGGTAGTTATGACCTGATCGTGGTAGACGAATGGTGGAACGTCAACGGGGTTGTGGACTTGGCACTAAGGCCCAGCCAAATTGCTAGGGCTAACCCTTTGCTGTCGCTATGGTCAACAGCTGGGGACGAAAGCAGTGTCGACATGATTGCATATCGTGAAGCGGCCATAGCAGAAATAGACAACGGCGATACCGGCAACCTGTACTTTGCCGAATACTCAATGGCGCCAGGTAGTGACCCTAGAAACGAAAATAATTGGGTGCAGGCTAATCCAGCGATGGGGCAAACCGTGACAGTTGAAGCGTTACGAGCTGTCAGCAAAAAAGATTCGTTTCTTCGAGCGCACTTAAACATGTGGGTTTCGGCTCGTGGTGCCTGGCTACAACCTGGCGTTTGGGACAAACAAAAAACCGATGTGCCTATGCCGCCTGGTGGCGTGTTGGCTGTTGACACCGACCTGACAGACGGACGATATGTTGGCGTTAGGTCATCAGTGCTTGAATCCAAAGCCCATGTTTGTGTTGAATTTATGGTAGATACCGAAGATCAAATGTGGGAAGAAGTAGAACGGGTTATGGCTGATACGGCTACAAGTCTGGTCATTACGCCAGCCTTGCATTTACATTTGCCAACAAATTTGGAACGTCGAAGCACCGTTATTGGGTACGGCGAACTGCTCAAGTATTCGGGCCTAATACAAAAGATGATTGTTGAAGGCAAAGTTAGGCACCGTGGCGAATTGTCTTTGGCTGAACATGTCAACCGTGCCGTGCTAACCAAAACTGGTGGCGGTGTCGTTCTGTCTAGCCAAAAGTCGCCTGGCCCAATCGAGCTGTGCCGGTGCATGGCATGGGCTATTGCTGAATCGTCACGGCCTAAAATTGTAGGCAAACCTATGTTTGCTGTGTCTAAGACACCGTGAGTTTCGGTCAGGCTATTGTTGCAATAGTTCCTGCCCTGCGTCGGGCAGGGCAGGGACACACCCCCGATAGGAAGAAACACCATGGGATTGTTTAGCGGTACCAAAATTAACAAAGCGGCGATAAGCCCCCAGCCTGAACCGTCTGTGCAAGCAGCTGCGGTTGGCGGTGCCTATTACAGTTCGCAAGTTGCTGGCCCTAACCTCATTGGTGATTGGTGGTCTTACCAGGCTGGCCTTATGCGTAACCGTGCAATGTCGGTTGCCGCTATCAGTCGAAGCCGTGACCTTATGGCCTCAGTTTTGGCAAACATGGAATTAAAGATGTGTACCAAAATTTGGAACGGTGAAGAAATGGAAACCGTACCGCTGGCGCCACGTTCCTGGCTACAACAACTTGACCCCGAAATGCCAAATAACTTCTTGTTTCCTTGGGTTTTTGACGACCTTTTCTTCTTTGGCCGTTGCTTCTTGTACATCACAAGTCGAACAAAAGACGGTTACATGGCCAGCGCCACCCGTCTACCCCAAGGCAGTATTACAACGCCCGACCAAAACGGCCCAGTATGGTTCGGTAAATCAAAAGAAATCTATTTCAACGGCGGCGCTATTGACCCAGCCGATGTCGTACAGATCTACAGCCCAACCCAGGGCATGATCTTTATGAGCGAGCAAACCATAGCGACAGCTTTAAAACTTGAGGACGCCAGGTATCGCAATGCTTCGAGCGCCATACCGGCAGGCGTACTTAAACAAACTGGTGGCGAACCGTTGTCAGCGATTGAGTTGGCACAGTTGGCTGAAGCGTTTAACTCGGCACGGGCCAGCAATCAGACAGCTGCACTAAACGAATTTTTGACGTACACAGAAACCAATGCGACACCAGACAAAATGTTGTTGATTGACGCCGCCGAATATCAAAGTAAGCAAATTGCAAACTTGTGCAATGTACCCCCGTATTTGTTGGGTATTTCAACAGGTAGTTACGCATACACAAACAGCGATAGCGCCAAATCTGACCTTTGGACTTTCGGCCTGTCAATGTACGCCAAAGCAATTACTAGCGCATTAAGTCAACAACTGCCACGTGGTACCTATGTCAAATGGGACTACGAAGACTATCTAAAAACTGAAGGTGCCGAAATGTATCAACCAGAACAACAACCACAAGAAAACACACAAGAGGAACTAGCGACATGATTCGTTTCACTTCAAACACATTTGCTGTCGAAGCTGCAGGCCCAGACGGTGAAGCACGCCGAACCATCACAGGCATTGCGGTGCCTTACAACACTTTTGCCACTGTCAGCGATGGCACTACCGTGCAGTTTGCGCCTGGTTCATTGCCTGTTGACGGTAAAGCCCCACGCCTGTACATGTACCACGACAGCACCCAACCTGTTGGTTTGGTTGCCGAACGAGTTGACAGCCCAGAAGCCATGTACTTCACAGCCAAAGTATCGTCAACCCGTGCCGGTGACGAAGCCTTAGTTTTGGCAGCTGACGGTGTAATCGACAGCGTGTCAGTAGGCGTCAACCCCACAGAATTTAAGTACGACGATGAAGGCAACATGACCATCTTGGCTGCCGAATGGATAGAGCTGTCGCTAGTCCCCACGCCTGCTTTCGCTGGTGCTACGATCAGTCAAGTAGCGGCGGAAGCGCCACAAGTCGAAGGACCAAAGGAAGAACCCAAAATGGAAATTACCCCTGCAGTTGTTGAAGAAGTCGTAGTGCCAACGGCACCAATTTTTGCTACCGCAAAGCGTGAACCACGTTTGCCTAGCGCCCACGAATTCATGGCCGCCATGCACAAGGGTGGAATTGAAGCCGCTAACGCCAACAAAGTTTGGAACGATTACCGCACTTTCCACCAGTCGCCCATTGAAGCGGCAGCTGGCGATGTTGTTTCAAGCAACGTGCCTGGTGTTGTTCCGGCTTTGATTCTTGGCCCAGTGTTCCAAGACATCAACTACATTGCACCGTTGCTTACCGCAGTGGGTACCCGTGCTATGCCAGGCGGCGGCGCAGGCTCTACTTTTTTGAGGCCTACCTGGACTACCCATCCGACCGTGGCCGAGCAAAGTTCACAGCTTGACGCAGTGTCTGCAACTACTTCTGTAATCGCCTCGAATACGGTTACAAAAAAGACGTTTGCTGGCGCCACCACCTTGTCGTACCAGACCGTTGACTTCACAGACCCAGCCGCTATGGCGATCATTATGCAGGACTTGGCAGGCCAGTACCTTTTGGCAATTGACAACTACGCATGTGACACCCTTGTGTCAAGCGCAAGCAGCGATGGTGTTTGGGACTTGTCAGTAGCCGACTTGCTAAAGTCAATCTACGACTGTGCTGTAACCACGGTTGCGGCCACAAACTTCTTGCCAACCCATATCGCTGTCGACCCAGCCACATGGGGCTTGATGATGCAGCTCGTCGATACGACAAACCGACCAATTTTTGGATACACGGGCGGACAACTTAACGCTTTTAACACCATTGGTGCTGGTGGCGTAAACGCTTTCCAAAACGCCAACCCACTTGGTTTGCAGATCGTCGTTGACAAGAATTTTGCCGCTAAAACCATGGTGATTTTTAATGCCAACGCTTACGAAATCTACCGTGCTGACCGTGGCCTGCTTTCGGTTGAGAACCCCAGCACCGTTTCACGCACCATGAGCATGTTCGGTTATGCAGCAGTGTTTGCCGCTAACTCAAGCATGATTCGCAAGATCACCCAGGCTTAGTCGAAAGGCGGTTAGCCGCCCATGGCTGTTTATCAAGTCATATTCCACCAGCGTTTAGACGATTACGCTGTGGTTCAAACATTGACAGAACCCGAACTAAATTTGGGTTTACCGTTCACGCTCGCAGGCTTAGGCCACAGTTTGAACGGTTCGCACAATGTTTACGC